GCGAAATCTCTTTCTACACAACTCTTTCTCTCATTTATTTAAAAGTATGACATTAGCCTATTAAGGTTAAATAGTAACAGGCTATTGTCACAGTTTTATTGATGACAAGTGCCACCACCTCATGTATTTATTCTGCCCAGTTTTCCCGTTGCCTGAAGGTTCGGACAGTCACCTGTTGAGGTAAATGTATAGCTCGGCTGAGCGGGTTTCGAACCCACTTACGAATCTATTCCAGCCGAATAGTAATACTATATGACTTCTTTGTCACGTAGTATTACAGGCACACTTGTTGAAGAAGTGTATGATTTGTACTTTTCAAAGCAATTCATTGATAACAATTTGTCTTTCATAATTTCATAGACTTTATCATGATTGTAAGTGAATGACTTACCATTTTTAAAAGTTACTTCAATGATTTGATTTTTGCCGATTAGTGATTTGCGTACAACAAATCTTTTTGATTTTAAATTTTGCATAGTTAATTTATTTAATTTATTATTATTATTTATTTAGTTTACATTTATATTATCCAATTACAATTTTATTTTGTTTGTAATTATTTTATTTTATAAGTTATATAATTACGTTTTAGTAATGATGGAATATTTAAATTTGATGGATTATTTAGAATTATTAATTGATTTGTATTAATAAAAGTATTTGATATATTTTTATTTGTTAATAATTTGTAAGTTAATTTAATTTGGTATTTGTTTATTATTATTTGCATATCGTTATTTTATATTATTATCCAATTATAAAACTATTTTGTTTGTAAAACGTAAATGCATTGTAAATATGTCAGTAAAAAAGCTAAATGTTTATGAAAAATTCAATAAAAAGATGCCGGGGACTGTTTTTTTATGTTGATTTTGCTAAAATTTTGTATTATGTATAGGGAGTGGCAACCCCATAACCCTCTATTAGTAATAATTTTTAAAAAAGTGTGACATAAGCCTTATAAGGTATATAAGTAAGGGGCTATTGTCACTATTTGTAAGTTTTTAACGTTATATGTAAGTATAAGAAGTATAAGTAAGAACAAGAAAACCACATATAATGGCAATAATCAATACATATCCATCAGCTACACCAAAAGGAGCAGATCTACTGATAGGTACGCAAGTAAAAGACGATACAATAACTGAGAACTCAACAAAAAGCTTTTCTGTTGATGCTTTAGGTTCATACATAGTAACATCGACTAGTGGTATCACTGGTTCTGGCACATTAAACACTATAGCTATGTTTACGCCTAATGGTCAAGCAATAGGTGATTCAATTATAACACAAGATTCTAGTGCTATTACGGTTGGAGGTTCTTTAATTGCAGGAAACACTACAATTAATAGTACATTAACTCTTAAAGATAACATAATATCATCAGGCAATGAGTATACATACTTAAGATTTATTGGTGATGGTGTTTCAAGTAGTAAAGGTTATATAACTACACAAATGTATGATGGTGTTGTTGTTATTGGAGCGCCTCCACAACCTGGTGGTGTTTGGGAACAAAACCTACAAGTAGAAGGTTATACAGAAACAACTGAATTAAGAGCAGATAAGATAATAGACGCTTTTAGTAGTAACGGAGGAACTAACACGGGCACAAACGTTTTGACTGTTCAAAATATATTTGGTCAATTACAATGGGAGGACTCTACTGATCTTGTGTCAGGCTCAGTTGCTAAATTAATACCATTTACAATTACAGCATCGGCAGGAGGATCTTCAGCTTACAATGCTGATAACAACATAGTAGAAATAGGTTGGACAGGTGGTAACGGTACTTATACGTTATTTTTACCAACAGCAACAGGTGATAATCAATATAGAAATATAAGATTTGTAACTAACTCTACTTTTCCAAATGGAGCTTCAGATAAGGTTGAAATTGCAGCTCTACCAGGAGAAACTATAGATGGTGCTCAGGTTTTTGAAATATCAAAAATATATGAAGGTGTTAGTGTTTGGTCGAATGGCAGTGAATGGATAGTAATACAAGCAAAAGCACATTAATAAATGGCTAGAATAAGTTCGTATCCTAAGGATACTACAATACAGGATAATGACGCTTGGGTAGGCACGGCTTTCCCCAATAGGCAGACAAAGAACTTTTTAGCATCTGATGTAGTAAAATACTTAAATACTAAAGGTAAGATATCTGTATCAGCTCAAATGTCTTATAAGTTTGAAGCTGATGAGAACGAAGCTACTGTAGGTGACTTTTATGGTGTTGCTAATGGAACTGCTTTTTCAGCAATAACATCGTTAAATGTGCATTCGGTTGATTCCGGTGGCCAAAACGTAGTTGATTTTGTAAATTACTTAGTAGGATCTGACATACTTATATCAGAACAGAACAACATCGGAGAATTTGGCCACTACAACGTAACCGCATATACCGACAATGGTGATGGGTTTTATACGCTAGCATTGTCGTATATCGGCGGCGACGGCGTTTTAGTTGATCAAACTTACTATGATGTAGCTAATTTTGTTATATCATCTGCTGATCAAGCTGATAAGCACTTTACATTTAATCAAGCAGTTCCAGCTAATCCTTGGAACGTACAGCACAATTTAAATAAATTTCCATCAGTTACTGTAGCTTTACCATCTGGTCAAGTCGGGCAAGCTGATGTAACGTATATAGACGAAAACAACTTAACAATAACATTTGCCGGAGCAGAATCTGGTAAAGCATACATGAACTAACTATGGCAATACCATTTTTAAATAACATTAATCTTGATGACAATCAGTTATTAAATGCAAAGCTGCATGTAACGTCATCAGCTCCTACAGCGGCTGCGGGTCAAATATACTTTGATAGTACAGCAGGTGTAACATCGGCTAAATACTATGACGGCTCTGCTTGGGTAAGCTTAATACAGCATACTTATAATAACGGTACATTTATAAATCTAACTGAAGCTGGAACTGATGCCACTAGAACTTTAACAGCTGATTTATCTGCTACAGGCACTCCTGATGCTACTGTGTATTTACGAGGTGATAACACTTGGTCTCCAATTAGTGCGATACCTGGAACTTACACATTTGATGTTGCAGCTGATTCTGGAACTGATCAAACTGTAAATAGCGATGATACCCTCGAGATTCATGGAATATCGTATATCACAACAACAGTAGGAGCAGGTCCTGTAATAGAAATAAGACACGATGACACATCCAGAACAGACACAACTTCCACTGACGCTCCAGGTTATGGTGGAACTTTTGAAGCTGTAACAAGTGTAACTACAAACGCAACAGGTCACGTAACAGCTATCGATGTGTCTACAGTAACAATACCAGCTTCTGATAATACTGACGATTACGTAGACTCAATTAGCTTTAGTACTGGAACAGGTGTTTTAACTTTAGGTAGAACTGGTGCCTTAAGTGATTTAACTCAGGACTTAGACGGTAGATATTTAGAGCTAGATGGAGGAACTATGACTGGTGACATAGACATGGACACTAATCAAATAACTAATCTTCAAGATCCAACCAACGCTCAAGACGCTGCTACAAAAGCTTATGTTGACGCTGCTACAGTTGGCGGCTTAGTATATCAAGGTGGTTATGATGCAAATTTAAACTCGCCTGATTTAACAACATCGCCTAATAGTATTGAAAAAGGTTGGACATATACTGTAACAAATGACGGTACGTTTTTTGGCGAGCAGTTAAGAGTTGGTGATGTACTTATTGCTGAAGTAGATGATCCAAGCGCTTTAGCCGATTGGACAACTGTTCAAAACAATATTGACTTAGCAAGTGCATCTCAAGTTGGTATTGGTAATGTAGCGGCTGGAACTGGTATATCTGTATCTTATAGTAATGGTACAGCTACAGTGACAAATACAGATACAAATACGTCTAATACAGCTTCAGGACAAATTACAGCTGGTAGCACTTCAGGTACTGTTACACATAACTTTGCTTCAAATAAAGTTATTGTTCAAACATATTTGGATAATGCAACTGATAACTATCCTGTAGTATATTGTGATATAACTAGAACCGCAAATAGCGTTACCGCCACAATAGCGACAGCTGAAACTAGCGATATAATTATACTAGTTCAAAAAATAGGTTAATAAAAACCAAATTAAATGGCAATTAAATTTTTAAATACAGTAGCCGTTGATACAGATGTTTTATATGTTGACGCGAGTAGTAATAGAGTAGGTATTGGAACGACTAGTCCATCAAGTAAGCTGCAAGTGAATGGAGATTTAACAGTTGGTGATAATTCTACTGTTGGCTCGTTTATCAATGTTATAGCCGCTGGAAGTAGTCAAGATGCTGGAATTAGATTTGGAAGTGAAAGCAATACAGACTCTAAAGCTGCGATTTATACTAACACTTCTAACAGCGATTTACATTTTGATGTAACAGAAACCACTAGAATGTTAATTGACAGTGGAACTGGCAACGTTGGTATTGGAACAACTAGTCCTGGTGCTAAGTTAGAAGTAGAGCAAAGTAATTCTAGTACAAATACAGTTTTTCTTTCTAATAGTTACAACAATAAAGGATTTAGAACTGGAAACGCAGGATACGCTACTTTTTCAGGTTATCAAGACGCAAACAATACCTCTTCTGGAGGCGCTTATGGGGCATTAATTGGCTTAAATACATTTTACAACGGAACAAATTTTTATAACGACAACCAATATGTAGACCCTTCTAGCGTTTTATTTAAAGACGGTAATATACTATTCCATACTAACGATATTTCTGCTACTGGTAATTTTACCCCTAACGAAAGAGTTAGGATAACTAAAACAGGCAATGTTGGTATAGGTTTAACAGCGCCTCAAACAGGGTTGCAATTATATAACACAACAGATGACACTACAGTTGGGGGAACTTATAAAAGCGCTATAAGGTTAACAAGTACCTATTCCAGTACATTTGGAGGCGGAGGTGAGTTACAATTTGGATTAGCGCCATCTACAGCAGGTAGAGACGCTTTGTCAGTTGTAAAAGGAACATACTCTGCATATAGCTCAGGAAATTATGGTGGTGATTTAGAATTCCACACTAGAGATGCTGATGGCTTAGGTCTTAAACAAAGAATGACTATAGCGCATGACGGCAACGTTGGTATTGGGACAACTAGTCCAAGTGAAAAATTGCACGTGCAAAACGGAAAAGCCTATGTAACACCAATATCATACGCATCAAACCAATCTGCTTATGCGTTGAAAATTGGAGCTTATAACAATACTGCTTTTGATATGGGCTTACAAGCTAAGTCAACAAGTGGCGGCTCACCATATATGTCTCTTAGAACACCATCAAATGATGACACTCTTGTAATTTGGGGAGATAAAGTTGGTATTAAAACAGCCCCTAATTTATCATACAATTTAGATATTAACGGAACATTAAGAACTGTAGGTGATTCTTATTTTGATGATGACATACATTTAGGCAGATATATATTTCACGCTGGAGACACTAACACTTGGCTTGGATTTCCTACGAGTGACACAATAAGCTTTAGAACGAACAACTCAGATAGAATGTATATTAATTCTTCTGGCAACGTTGGGATTGGGACGACTGGTCCTGGAGCGAAACTAGATGTAGTATCTGGTGATATAAGATTAGGTACAAATGGAACATACCTTAGAGTAAGAGATACAGCCTCAGCTCAGCCTAGAGTATTAGGTATGAACGCTTCTAATACAACTTACATTGGACCTATAGATAGTTATGCAGGAGGAGGTATAATTTATGGTGCTTCAGGAAATGTTGCTTATCACGGCTTTTATGGAGGCGGTAGTGAAAAAGTTAGAATAACTTCAGCAGGCAACGTTGGTATCGGAACAACTAGTCCATCATACAAATTAGATGTTAATGGAGACGTAAGAATTACACAAGACAATCAATTAATATTGTCAAGAAGTGGAGCTAGCGGCGCATCATCAAATTCTTGTATTTATGTAGATAATACATATACAAGTTATGGTAACCCAAGTAATATTGACAGTGATGTTAGTAGTTTTTACGGGAGTAGACATATTACTTTTAAATATAACGGAACTATAGTTGGGCATATTCAACAATCAAGCACTTCTGGAGTGGCCTACAATACAACTGCATCAGACGAGCGTCTTAAAAAGAATATAGAAAATTGGCAAGAAAATATTTTAGATAAATTTGAGCAAATTGAGCCTAAAAAATTCAACTTTATATCAGAATATGAAGAAGAAAATAAAACAAAAGGATTTATAGCTCAAAAAATGGTTGCTGATTTTCCAGAGGCATATCCAAGTGATTACTCAGAGGAAAAATACTATAGTTTTAATCCATCAGGTATGGTTGTTTACTTGATGAAAGCGGTAAAAGAGCTTGTTGAAAAAAATAAAGAATTAGAAAATAGATTACAAATATTAGAAAATAAATAATAAACTATGATAACTTACGATTGGAATTGTAAAACAGTAGATGTGCACCCTCAAGAAGAAGGTGAAACAAATGTAGTGTATAACGTGCACTGGATTGTGACAGGGGTAAAAGAAGATTATTCAGTTAGTAATATTGGAACTCAAGTAGTACCTTTAGGTCCTGAAACACCTTTTATACCTTTTGACGAACTAACTAACGAAGTTGTTGTTGGTTGGACAAAAGAAGCTATGGGAGAAGAACAAGTTAAAGCTATTGAAGACAGCATTGCCTCTCAAATAGCTCAACTAGAAAACCCAACTTCTGTAACTATGACAATAGGAGAATAAGTAAAAAACACTTTTTACAAGTGATGATATAAAACATAACCGGCACGGGTAAAGTGCAAACCAATTAATAACATAAAACCAAAACCAATGACATTTTATTACTCGACTAATTCGTGGTCTAGTCAATCACAACCAGATGAAAACCGTTTAAAACTTTGGAAGCATATTGCTAATAAAGAAAATTGGAGAATAGTCCAATTACCAAACGGTTATTACCAAACAGAATACCAAGATCTTCGTGATGAAGAAAATTGGAAGGATGTTACGCGGCGAGAGACATTAGAAGCCGCAGAAACCTCGATTGATAAAACAATCGAACACTACAAAAAAAAGCTTGAATTTATAAATGGGCCAAAAGTAGTAAAGACCTTTAAATAAAACCAATATTAAAATTAAATTAAATTAAATTATGTCAGACGCAATTGTCAAGAACTTGAACTTTGGTGACGAAGCCAGAGATCAAGTATTTAAAGGAATAGAAAAACTCACTAAAGCTGTTAGCTCCACGTTAGGAGCTAGCGGCAGATGTGTGATGTTAGAAGACGGAACTGGAAAACCAATAATAACAAAAGATGGTGTTACTGTAGCAGATTCAATAATACTGCTAGATCCAGTTGAAAATATGGGTGCAACGCTTTTAAAAGAAGCTGCACGTAAAACAGTGCAAGAAGCAGGTGACGGTACAACAACAGCTACCGTGCTGGCTCATTCAATACTAAAAGAAGCTTATAAAGTATCAGATAAAACAAACTCAAGAGAGTTGAAAGATGGTATAAATAAAGCAACTAAAAATGTTGTTAAGTTTCTAAAATCAATATCGGTTGATGTCAAAGGTGATATGATAGATCAAATAGCTACTATATCAACAAACAATGACGCTGAGCTTGGTAAGATTATAGCTGATGCATTTAGATCAGTTGACAATACAGGTGTGGTTATGATGGAAACAGCTTCAGATGGTAAAACATACGTTGAAGTTGTTGATGGTGTTCAATATGAAAAAGGACTTAAAAATTCACACTTTATAACTAACAAAGCAACTAAGACTGCTGAGTTAGATAAACCGCTAGTGCTTTTATTAGAATCGCCAGTGGATACAATTAGACAAATACAGTCAGTGCTAGAGTATGTAATAAAAAACAACAAACCTTTGCTGATTATCGGCGACTTAGAACAAGGTGTTTTATCGGCTCTGGCAATGAACAAAATGAAAGGTGCTATTAAAGTAAATGTTATTGATGCTCCAACATACGGTATCAACAAACAACAAATGCTTCAAGACCTTTCACTTTTAACTGGTGCTACTATCATAAATGAAGATCTTGGAGATGATATGGATATGATACAACCAGAACACTTAGGGACTTGTATTAAGAGTGTAACCTCGCATGAAGACACTGTTTTGCAGGTTGATGAACCTAGCGAAGAAATACTAAGTGTTATAAAAGAATTAAAACAACAAGTGTTAGAAGAAAAAAATCCTAGCAAAGTTGTAAAGCTAGAAAAAAGATTAGCGATGCTATCAGCTAAAATAGCTATAGTAAAAGTAGGTGCTAACTCTGAAATAGAATTAAAAGAAAAAACAGATAGAGTTGAAGACGCTATTTGTGCTACTAAAGCTGCTATTAAAGAAGGGATTGTTCCTGGTGGTGGTATTGCGTTACTAAATGCCTCTGAAAGAGTAAAAGCCAGTACATTAGGTGAAAAGCTCTTATTAAGCGCTATTACAGCGCCCTATAGAACTATTCTTGCAAATGCAGGAGTTGAAAATGTAGAATCTCCTTCTAGAAAAGGACAAGGCTACAATGTGGTTACAGGAAAAATGGTAAATATGACAAAGTCAGGTATTATAGATCCTTTGCTTGTCACCAAGAGCGCTCTTCAAAACGCAGCTTCCGTAGCGACTACGATTTTATCTACAGATTGTGTAATTAATAATTTAAGAATTAATGAAGGCAATAGGTAGAAACATAATAATAAAAAAAGCTAAAGAAGGTACCACCAAGACAAAAGGTGGTCTTCTTTTAGCAGAAACACATAGAGACGATATAAGATATGTAGAAGCAACAGTTGTTTCATCTGGAGATGAGATAGAAGCTTTAAAAGAAGGTAGTGTAATACTTTATGATAGGCATGCTGGACATAAAATTGAAGTTGAAAAAGAAACATATCACGTTATTAAAGTCGGTGATGTTGTAGTTGTATTATGAGAAGGTTAGAGGCGGACGATATAAAAGACCTCAATCTTATGAAACACTACAGAATCATAAGAAAATGGGCTTGTAGAAATAACGGTCTAAACGATGCAGATCTTGAGCTATTAATTTATTTAGACTGCTTAGATATGTTTAGAAAAAAAGACTTTCAAGATGGTAGTTACTCTTATAGCTGGGACAATCGTCGCTGGAACAGATTACTAAAACAAGGTTGGATAGTTGTTTGGAGACATAGAAATAGAACAACACAGAAATACCATATATATAAAACATCTATTAAATGCAAGCAGCTTATAAAGCGTGTTTACAGAATGATGTTAGGTAAAGAAGATATACCTACATCTGAAGCTAATAGTATAATTCGTGGTAATACATATACCGATAAAGTTTTAACAAAAGCAATATATAACGTCAATAAAGACAAATACAGATAATTATGGCAAAATGCAAAAGCTGCGGATCACCTCTTTGTTCAGGTTGCTCGGCTGCACATATGAAATACGATTCACCGGCTAAACAAGTGGTAGATCCAACAATGCAACAGCAAATGATTCAACCAATGACTAATGTTCCACCAGCTGGTTCTAGCTTGGTTAATCCATTTGCACCAAGCGCTCAAGCTACTGCTCAAGGTATTTATGGAACACAGCCAATGATGCAAAACGCAGCTGGCGCTCCATTTATGTACAAAGATGGTAGTCCATTAGAAGGCAACGCTTTTATAGGTGCTAAAATGGCTGCTGAAAAAGCAGGTAAAGACACGTTTGAAGTAGGAGGTAAAACATTTCAAGTAAAATAATAAGATATGAAAAAAATAAAACAACTAAAAGCAGAGTTATCGGGTCAAGTAGGTGAAGGAGCTATATGGGACGGCCCATTAAGCAAAGAAGGTTTTCCAATGGGTAAAGGTTCTAGCTCAGGTAAAAACGGACTAGAAGTATCTAAAGCGGAATGTGGTTGTGGTGGAAAAGGTCCAATTACTTCACGAGCTAAAGCATTTAAATAGTATGAGTTCTCCATTTGCACAAAAATTCATGGGTAAAAGACCTTTTTCCGATGAACAATACGAAAACCTTGCTAAGAAATACGCAAAGAAAGAAAAAGAGCAAAGTGTAGAAAATAACGCGCCTGATTATGAAACAAGAATCAGGTTGCAAGAAGAGCTAGCTAAAGAGCTTGAGCAGAAAAAGCAAAAAGGTAGTTCTTCGCCTAATCAAATGTCTCCACTAAACCAAACTACAACATCAAAAAGTGGTAGTCCGTATGGTCAGTCATCTGGTTATGTGTCTATACAACCAGCGCTTCAAAATTTACACGCTAAAATGCTAGATGATAAATATAAAGGAGAAGGTTTGATTAAGCATCTTAAAGACAAAAAAACAAATAAAAAGACTAAAGATTCTACTGCAAATTCTAATTCTGGGTCTAATGTTTCAAAGCCAACTGAAGATCTTAGTAAAAAAATAGATAAATATAATACTTTTCAAGATACTACTAGAGTTGCGTCTGTAGATGGTAATCTTATGAGAATAGATGGAAAAGGTAACATGTATTCTATGAAATTTGACGAGTTAGGTAAAAAAGTTTTTGATATGGACGAAGTTTCTAAAGGCCTTAATAATATTTTAAAGCGATAACAATATGGCATTTAAAATAACTCCACCATATTCAATGGATAATACTCCAATTTACAAAGTAGATATGGAAGAAGGCGTTATGGGTAAAGCCAATAATAATGGATCTATAATATTAAATAAAGACTTGGATCCAGAGCAATGTGAAAAAGTTATTGCCCACGAAAAGATACATTTAGAACAAATGAAGCGTGGTGATTTAGATTACGACGATAACTATGTTTACTGGAAAGGTAAAAAATATTCAAGAGCGCAAATGAAAGAAGGTGCTAAAAACCTGCCTTGGGAAGCTGAGGCTTATAAAAGATCATAAATGAAAACATCTAAAAAAGGATATTTAAAAAACAGCCCTGATGTTAATAAACCTCAAAACATTATTGAAGGAGGTCATATAACAATGAAAGGAGTTGACTTTAAAGTTCTTGGGGTAGATGATAGAGGTTATGCAAAGATAATGTATCCAGGTTATGACTATCATTTTCCGCACGCTAAATACGTTATTGAAACTCCTATAAAATAATTAATAAAAATCTTACAAACCAATATTAAAACAATTTATAAAATAAACACTTAAAAACAAAAAAAATGGCTTACAAACAAAAACCAGGAAGAAAAAACATGCCTAAAACTGGGCGGGGTATTGACGCACCTGTTTTAATGACAGGTTCACCCGCGCGGCAAAATGCTTTACAAAAATTAAGAAACTTTGTAGAACCAGATTTGCCTGCTGACTATAGTGGTAATCGTTCTAATCAAATGTTTGATTATGATAACGATGGAGACACTATATTTAACGATAGTAACAATGATGGCACAATGCTTAGTCGTGCAATTTCAAGTTTTTCAGGAGGCAGTAATCGCTCTGATGAGCAAGCGGGTAGAGCTAAAAGCACTCAACAGAATATAAATAATAGATTTAAAAAAGATATTAAAGAAAAAGGCTTTATTAAAGCAGTAAAAAATAATTTCAAATTTTAATGAAAAAAATCTGGCAATGGCTAACCGGCAATGTAATTAAAGAAGTCGGAGACGTTATTGATAAGCTTACAACTACCAAAGAAGAAAAGTTAGAAGCACAGCGCCTTATTACAGAAATTCTTGAGAAAGCCGACAAAGAGGCTCAAGAACAGGTTACAGCAAGATGGGAGTCAGATATGCAGTCTGATTCCTTCTTGTCTAAAAATATACGCCCAATGGTACTTATATACTTAACAGTTATATTTACTGTATGCGCGTTTTTCGATGGAAACATAGGAGAATTTAAAATAGCAGGAGAGTATATCCCAATATTTCAAACATTATTAGTTACTGTTTACGGCGCTTATTTTGTGGGTAGAACATGGGAAAAAGCTAAAAGTATAAGTAATAATAAATAAAAGTTAAATAAATTAAATTAAATAAAATCAAATGGCAAAAATTACAGAAGAGCAGTTAAGCGAAATCGTTGAATTGCAAACTAAACTTAATGAAGTTATTTCAAGCATCGGATTATTAGAAACTCAAAAACACGGGTTTTTACACGATGTAGCTGAAGTAAACAAGAAAATAGAAGAGTTTAAAATTAAACTAGAAAAAGAGTACGGAGCTATTTCAGTAGATCTTAAAACTGGTGAGTATACGGAAGTAGAAAAAGATGGAAGCAGTAATTAGAAAGATAAGTATTGGTTCTGATTACAAAAACGACGCAATGCACTACTCTGTTGGTCAGCAAGTTTATGGTGGTCACGAAATAGCTTATATTTTATTTAAAGAAGAAGATACATCTTACAGTATTTACATTAAGAAAAACAACGAGGTTTTACCTTGGAAAAAGTTTAATAAGAATATGGCTGTATCTATAGAATATGATTTAGAGTATTAATGAATTGTTTATTCGACTTTATAGTAAAACCAGTTGGGGAAAAATATAGTAACACAGTAAAAGTCGGGAACAAAGACTTAGTTGTTAATACTAAAATTGAAAACTGGAGATTTGTAAACAGATTAGCTGAGGTGGTACAAACTCCTTTAGCTTTTAGCGCTGGTATAAAAAAAGGGGATAAAGTTTTAATACATCAAAACGTTTTTAGAACTTTCTACAGTGTAAGAGGTGAAAAAAAGAAAAGTAGATCATTTCTAAGAGATGATCATCATCTTTGCTCTTTTGATCAAATATACCTTTATAACAATGGTATTTGGAACACCGTTGGTAACAGATGTTTCGTTCAGCCTGTTAAAGATAATAATGAACTAGAGAGTAAAAAAGAGCGTAGCCTTGTTGGCATATTAAAATATGGTAATAGCTCGTTAGAGGCTCTAGGAATAACTCCAGGTGACCTAATAGGGTTTACACCAAGTAGTGAATGGGAGTTTTTGGTTGACGGTGAACGTCTTTATTGTATGAAATCTAATGATATTGTAATTAAATATGAGCGTAAAGGAAACGAAGAAAAATATAATCCAAGCTGGGCGCAAGGCAGTTGAAGAGCTAATTAAAGTAGCTAAAGAACCAATTGTAGATTCAGATGACGATATATCTGCTGACAGACTTAAAAACGCTGCAGCTACAAAAAAGCTAGCTATATTTGATGCTTTTGAGATACTTACTAGAATAGAAAACGAAGAAGAGTTATTAAACGATAAACCAAAAGAAGTTAAGAAACAAAAGACTTTTAAAGGTTTCGCTGAAGGAAGATCTAAGTAATGTACGAGCAAACACTATATAAAGTAGTTGAAGACTATATAAAACCTCACGCAATGGCTAAAATGAACAAGGCCAAGAAGTGGAAATACGGTTATAACGAAGATTATGATTTAGTAGTTATAAGCAAGACTGGCGAAGTAGGTGAAATATACGAAATACAAAACCTTAAGATAGGATTACCAAAAGCTAGTAATGTTCATAAATTTAAAAGTAATAAGTGGCAACACACTGAATACCCTCAAGAGCTTAAAAAAATAAAGTCTGTTTTTGATTGGGAAGAATACCCAGTAGACTTTAAAGAAAAATGGTATGATTACATTGATGATGAATTTAATAAAAGAGAACAAGGTTTTTGGTTCTATAATAAGGGTGTGGCTACTTACATTACTGGTACTCACTTTATGTACCTGCAGTGGAGCAAAATTGACGTTGGGCAGCCAGACTTTAGGGAGTCAAACAGATTATTCTTTATATTCTGGGAAGCTTGCAGGTCAGACTCACGATGTTACGGAATGTGTTATCTTAAGAACCGCCGTTCAGGATTCTCGTTTATGTCTTCAGCTGAAACGGTCAATGCTGCAACGATTTCTAGTGATGCACGGTTCGGTATCTTGTCAAAGTCTGGTCCCGATGCTAAGAAGATGTTCACAGATAAGGTCGTACCGATCTCGGTCAACTACCCGTTCTTTTTCAAACCGATCCAAGACGGTATGGACAGGCCGAAAACCGAACTTGCATACAGAGTACCGGCTACAAAATACACCAGAAGAAAACTTGAAACCAACGAAAAGCTTCAAGAGCTCGACGGTCTCGATACCACAATTGACTGGAAGAACACGGGCGACAACTCGTACGATGGTGAAAAACTAAAACTACTAGTACACGATGAAAGTGGAAAGTGGGAAAAACCTAATAATATATTAAATAACTGGCGCGTTACTAAAACCTGTTTACGATTAGGTAGTAAAATTATAGGTAAATGCATGATGGGCTCAACATCAAATTCACATGACAAAGGAGGCAAAAATTTTAAAAAACTCTATGACGACTCAGATGTTACGAAGCGAAACGCCAATGGACAGACTCGTTCAGGATTATATTCTTTGTTCATACCTATGGAGTGGAATTACGAGGGATACATTGATTCTTATGGACTACCTGTATTCGACACTCCAAAAAAACCGGTAGAAGGTCCACAAGGTGAAAAAATAAAAATAGGTGTAATAGAATACTGGGAGAACGAAGTAGAAGGATTAAAAGAAGACCAAGATGCTTTAAATGAATTCTACAGACAGTTTCCACGTACAGAAAAGCATGCTTTTAGAGATGAAACAAAACAGTCTTTGTTTAATCTAACTAAAATATACGAGCAAATTGATTTTAATGAAGATATGCGCAACTCTATTAATGTTACGCAGGGATCATTTCAATGGGAGAACGGTCAACAAGATACTAGAGTTATTTTTAATCCAAATAAAAATGGTAGATTTTTAATATCTTGGGTTCCACCTGTACATTTGCAAAATAAAAAATATAGCAAAAATGGTAGGTTCTACCCTGGCAACGAACATATAGGCGCTTTTGGATGTGATCCTTATGATATTTCAGGTACGGTAGACAAAAGAGGTTCTAATGGATCTTTACACGGTTTGACAAAGTTTTCGATGGAAGATGTGCCACCTAATCATTTTTTCTTAGAATATATAGCAAGACCACAAACAGCTGAAATATTTTTTGAAGATGTTTTAATGGCTTGTGCTTTTTATGGCATGCCAATATTAGCTGAAAATAACAAACCAAGACTTTTATATTATTTCAAAAAAAGAGGTTATAGAGGTTTTGCAATGAATAGGCCAGATAGAAGTAGAAACAAATTATCTGTAACAGAAAGAGAGATAGGTGGTATACCTAACTCAAGCGAAGATATAAAACAAGCGCATGCTGCGGCTATTGAATCTTACATAGAAACATTTGTAGGTTTAAAAGAAACAGGTTATGGTGATATGTATTTTCAAAGAACATTAGAAGACTGGGCTAAATTTAATATAAACAATAGAACTTCTCACGATGCGTCTATTAGCTCAGGACTAGCTTTAATGGCTTGTAATAAACATAGGTATACACCAGTAAATAGAAGAAAAACAGAACCGGTTGATATAGGTATCAAAAGATACGATAACAGAGGTTATACATCAAAAATAATAAGTTAAATGAACGTTTATACTAATAATAATAGCTCTTTTCCTAGTCAAGTTGTAAGTAACGAAGAAAAAGACACATTTGAATATGGAAAGCAAGTTGCTCAAGCTATAGAGTATGAGTGGTTTAGACAAGGTAGAACTAACGGTAATAGATATTTAACTAACTGGAATAACTTTCATAATTTAAGACTTTACGCTCGAGGTGAGCAATCAATACAAAAATATAAAGATGAGTTATCTATAAACGGTGACTTGTCCTATCTTAATTTAGACTGGAAACCAGTACCTATTTTATCTAAATTTGTAGATATTGTAGTTAATGGTATATCTAAGAAAAGTTATGACATAAAAGCATATGCTCAAGATCCTCAGTCAGTAAAGAAAAGAACTGATTACGCTGCTAAGCTATATGAAGATATGGTAGCTAAAGACTACATACAAAGCGTTAACGAGGTGTTAGGTATAAATCTTCATCAATCATCAGACCCTGGCAGCGTTCCAGAATCCAAAGAAGAGCTAGAACTTAAGATGCAATTAAGTTACAAGCAATCTATAGAAATAGCAGAAGAAGAAAGTATATCTACTGTTTTTGCACAAAACAAATATGATTTAGTTAGACGCAGACTTAATATGGATTTAACTGTATTAGGTATTGCTGCTGCTAAAACTAGTTTTAATATATCAGAGGGGATTAAAGTTGATTATGTTGACCCTTCTTATATGGTTTATTCATACACAGAAGATCCTAATTTTGAAGATATATATTACGTAGGAGAAGTAAAGGCTATAACAATTGCAGAGTTAAAAAAAGAATTTCCAAATATATCTCAAAAAGAACTTGAGCGTATTCAAAATATGCCAGGTAATAAATCATATATAACTGGATGGGGTGATTACGATGAAAACACTGTACAAGTTATGTACTTTGATTATAAAACCTATCACAATCAAGTTTTTAAAATAAAACAAACAGATCAAGGACTAATGAAGGCAATTGAAAAGCCTGACACATTTAATCCACCAGAAAGTGATATGTTTGAAAGAGTGTCAAGGACTATAGAAGTACTATATAGTGGAGCAGTTGTTTTAGGTACAGACACGCTTTTGAAGTGGGAGTTGGCAGAAAACATGTCAAGACCTTACGCTGACACGACTAAAGTAGCTATGAATTATGCTATCTGTGCGCCTAGAATGTACAAAGGTAGGATAGAGTCAGTCGTTAGTAAATGTATTGGTTTTGCTGATATGATACAAATAACACACTTAAAGCTACAACAAGTGCTTTCAAGAATGGTTCCAGATGGTGTATACCTTGACATGGACGGTTTAGCTGAAGTTGATCTTGGTAATGGTACAAACTATAATCCAGCTGAAGCATTAAATATGTATTTTCAAACTGGTTCTATTGTTGGTAGATCATTAACACAAGATGGTGAAATGAATGCTGGTAAAGTACCTATTCAAGAACTTAGCAGCTCTAATGGTTACGGTAAAATACAAAGTTTAATACAAACGTATCAATATTACTTACAGATGATACGTGACGTAACCGGGCTTAATGAAGCTAGAGATGGTAGTACTCCTGATAAATCTACTCTTGTAGGATTGCAAAAACTAGCCGCTAACGCATCTAATGTAGCTACTAGACATATTGTTCAGTCTAGCTTGTATTTAACTCTTAAACTAGCAGAAAACGTTTCTCTTAAAATAGCTGATGCTTTAAGATTTCCGTTAACAAGAGCATCGTTGCAGAACTCTATATCTAATTACAATATAAAGTCATTAGACGAGATTGTAGATTTAAATTTACATGATTTTGGTATTTTCTTAGAGTTAGAACCAGACGAAGAAGAAAAAGCTCAATTAGAGCAAAACATACAAGTCGCTTTACAATCAGGTGGTATTGATCTTGAAGACGCTATTGATATACGTCAAATTAAAAACCTTAAACTAGCTAATCAAATGCTTAAAATTAAGCGTAAGGTTAAAATGGAAAGAGATCAAGCTAATCAACAAGCTAATATTGCTGCTCAAGCAGATGCACAAGCTCAAACAGCTGAAAGAACAGCTATGGCAGAAGTTCAAAAACAAGAAGCTATATCTGGCTCTAAAGTTCAGCTAGAACAAGCTAAAACAGCTATGGACATTAAAAAAATGGAACAAGCCTCGTTTATAAAGCAGCAAGAAATGGAAAGACAGTTTCAATATGATATGCAGCTGAAGCAAATGGAAATGCAGGTTGTTAGTCAAAAAGAAACTTTTAAAGAAGATCGTAAAGACAAAAGAATAAAAATGGAAGGTACTCAACAGAGTAAAATGATTACTCAAAGACAAAACGACGGTCCTTCAATGAATTTTGAATTACAAGGAGAGGTTCCGACTGAAGATATAGATCCTTTCGTTTAATTTTTTTTAATTATTTAATTATATTATATTATGTCAGAAGTAAAAACAAATGAATCTGTTAAGCAGGAAGGTGATTTTAAATTAAAAAAGAAAACACCAAAAAAACTAATAGAAACCAAAGAAACGGTTACTAAAGTAAATGTAAACCCAAAAGAGCCTCTAGTAGAATTAGAGCCTGAGGTTAAAAAAGTAGTAATACCAAAAAAAGAAGAAAAAAATGCCGTTCAAGCACAAGAGGCAAATGATAGCAATGTTGTTGTCGAAAAACCCAAAGACAGTGGCAACAGCGAAGCAGTGGTTGAAGAAGTACGGACCGCCGAAGAAGCAATAGAAATAATTGAAGAAGCTTCAGAGATTAAGCAAGAGCTTAAGGAAGCTATAAGAGATGAAAAAGTAATAGGTAAGCAATTACCTGAAAACATAGAAAAACTAGTTAACTTCATGGAAGACACTGGTGGATCTGTAGAAGATTACGTAAGACTTAACGCTGATTACTCTAGCGTAGACGATAACACATTGTTAAAAGAGTATTATAGAAAAGAAAAACCATATCTTGATAATTCAGATATTGATTTGTTGTTAGAAGATTTTGAATATGATGAAGATTTAGACGAAGATAGAGATATACGCAAGAAAAAACTTGCATTTAAAGAAGAAGTTGCAAAAGCCAAAAACTTTTTAGAGCAAACTAAAGAAAAATATTACGCTGATATCAAGTTGAAATCAAACGTAAATCCTGACACTCAAAAAGCTATGGACTTTTTCAATCGATATAATAAGCAGCAAGAAGCTACTAAGCAACAGCATGAAGAGTTTAAAAACAATACTAAAAAACTTTTTACTGAAGATTTCGAAGGTTTCGATATTAGTGTTGGTGAAAAGAAATATAGGTATAAATTACAAAACGCTGACGGTGTTGCTGATAAACAATCAGACATTAACAACTTAATCGGGAAGTTCCTAGATAAAAACGGTTCTGTTAGTGACTATAAAGGTTATCATAAAGCAATATATGCTGCTGAAAACGTAGATAAAATAGCAGCGCATTTTTACGAGCAAGGCAAAGCTGATGCAGTTAAAAATGTGGTTGATGGCTCTAGAAATTTAAGCGACGCAAAAGCAAGGCAGTCTAGTAATGGCGATGTTTTTGTAAATGGTTTTAAAGTTAGAGCTATTAGCGGTGCTGATTCTACAAAATTAAAAGTAAAAACAAAAAAATTTAACTAAAAAAATTAAAAATTATGGCTTTAAGTCCTACATTTGGTTCTATAAAACCAAGTCAAAAACAACAATTAAACGATGACAACTGGTTAAAGTTTAACGACGGCGCCGCTGCTGGCGATACAGATACTTTCGCACAACAGTATTTACCTGAAATTTACGAACAAGAAGTAGAGCGTTACGGAAACCGTACGTTATCTGGATTCTTAAGAATGGTTGGCGCTGAAATGCCAATGACATCTGATCAAGTTATTTGGTCTGAGCAAAACCGTTTGCATATTGCATACAATGATGTTTCTAACGATTTAGCAAACACTTTAACTTTTACAGTTGGTGGTGCTAACGATACTTTTGTTGAAAATGTTATTTCAAAAGGAGACACTATTGTAATTTTAGATGATACTAATAATTCAGATACAAAAGCTGTTGTAACTGCTTCAAGTCAGACTGGTGCTGTAGCCACTGTCGTTGTAGCTCCTTACGCTTCTGCAGATTTATCTGGAGTTGCTGCTACTGGTCTAAAGATATTTGTATATGGATCTGAATACTCTAAAGGTGTTTCTATTGCTAACTCTACAGGTTTAACAGATACTGATGGAAGAAGAAGTATTACTCCTTCTTTTACTCAATTTTCTAACTCACCAGTAATCATTAGAGACAAATACGTTGTAAATGGATCTGATATGGCTCAAATCGGTTGGGTTGAAGTTGCTACTGAAGATGGTACTTCTGGATACTTATGGTATTTAAAAGCTGAATCTGAAACTCGTTTGCGTTTTGAAGATTACTTAGAAATGTCTGTAGTTGAAGGTGAACTAGCTACTGGAACTGGTACTGGATCTGCTGCTGACGCTGGGTACAGAGGTACTCAAGGTTTATTCGCTGCTATCGAAGATCGTGGTAACGTAAACACTGGATTTACCGCTGCTACAGGCTTAGCTGCTTTTGATGAAATACTTAAAAATCTAGATACTCAAGGAGCTATTGAAGAAAACATGCTTTTCTTAAATCGCCAAACTGCTTTAGATTTTGATGATATGTTAGCTGGAGTTGGGTCACCTACTACTGGAGTTTACCAAGGTGGTAGTTCTTTTGGATTGTTTGAAAATTCTGAAGACATGGCATTAAACTTAGGTTTTAGTGGTTTCCGTAGAGGATCTTATGATTTCTACAAAACTGATTGGAAATACTTAAATGACGCTTCAACACGTGGAGCTTATGGTGGAGCAACTGCAAGTATCGAAGGTGTTTTAGTACCTGCTGGAACTTCTACAGTTTACGATCAAATCTTAGGAACTAATATCCGTCGCCCATTCTTACACGTGCGTTACAGAGCTTCACAAGCTGACGACCGTAGAATGAAGCAGTGGTTAACTGGTTCTGCTGGAGGAGCTTTCACATCTGATTTAGATGCTATGGAAGTAAACTTCCTATCTGAAAGATGTCTTTGTGTACAAGCCGCGAATAACTTCGTACTTTTCAAAGGAGCATAATTCAAACAGAGGTAATGTTTACCCTCGTTAAAACAACGGGGGTAACTGTTACCCTTATTAACTATTTAATTTTATTATATTATGGCTAAAAAAGCTAAAGCAAAAGAAACTGTTGAGGTTGCACCTCAAGAAACTGTAGTGCAAGAAGCACCAGCAAAAAAAGAAGTAAAACCAGCTAAACCAAGCTGGGAAATAAAAGATAGAACTTATTTTTTAAAAAGTAGAAAAACACCTTTAACCCATACATTAAACTGTAAACACACTTCAAAACATCCTTTACTTTGGTTTGATAAAGATAGTGGTCAACAGTACGAAATAAGATATGCTACTAACCAAACTTCTCCACTTAAAAGTGAACAAAAAGGAGAAGCAACGCTTGGGCATGTTATATTTAAAGAAGGAACTTTATTCGTTCCTAAAGAAAAACAAAATTTACAAAAGCTATTATCTATTTACCATCCAGCTAAAGAAAAACTATATATAGAATACAATCCTGTTATAGTTGCTCAAGATGAATTAGGTATTTTAGATATGCAGATCGACGCGCTTAATTTAGCTAGAGAAATGGATATTGATTTCGCTGAAGCTATACTAAGGGTTGAGTTAGGTTCGACTGTTACAAAAATGAGCTCTAAAGAACTTAAAAGAGACTTGCTTTTGTTTGCTAGAAATAACCCAAAGTTGTTTATTGAATTAGCAAATGATGATAATGTTCAGCTTAGAAACTTAGCTATAAGAGCTTCTGAAGCTGGTGTTATAAAATTATCTCAAGATCAAAGAACATTTACATGGGGAGCAAATGGTAGAAAATTAATGAATGTACCATTTGATGAAAATCCATACTCGGCGTTTGCTGCTTTCTTAAAGACAGATGAAGGCGTAGAGGTTTTTAAATCTATAGAGAAAAAACTATAAAAACAAGTGATACTAATATACAGGCGGTTTCGGCCGCCTTTTTAGTATTTATATAAAAATATAAAATGGCAGTAAGCGTAAACACAGTATACACAACAGTCTTGTACATATTAAACAAAGAGCAAAGAGGTTATGTAACTCCTTCTGAGTTTAACAGTATTGCTGATTTAGTGCAAAAAGAAATATTCAATTCTTATTTTCCAAACGGAAACCAACAGAATAGAAAAAATCAAAACAACTCTGAAAACGACACGGAGTTTTTTAATATGTATAAAGATATAGCTTACAAGCTGTATCCTTTTGAAAAAGAAATACCGCTTACACATGACGCTACTGGAGATTTCTTTTACAATAACACGTCGTCTACTATATATAAAATAGGTGAAGTCATTACTACATACGACGGTCAACCTAAATACGAGTCAATAACTCAATTGACTAGTAAAAAAGATTTTGACAAAATAACAAGATCAAAACTAACAAAACCTACAAAACAATACCCTTTATTTTACACAACAAACGATACCGCTCAAAATGGAGTTATTTTAAAAATATCACCATCACCCGAAGCAAATGGTAGCGTATCTGCTAACTGTGTAACAAACCCAACATCTCCTAAATGGGATTATGTAGTTGGATCGGTTGGTCAATACGTGTTTAACCCTGTAGGTGTAGGAGCATCAACCTCTGTTGATTTTCAATTAGATATATCAGAACAAACAAATTTAATAATTAACATGTTAAAATATTTTGGTATTGTTGTAAATGATCCTACTATAATTCAAGTGGCTGAACAAGAAAGTCAAGCTGTTCAAATAAACGAAAAATCATAACTAAATGAGTCTAATAACAGAAACAAACCAACAATATTATCAAGGTGCTCAAGGCTTTAGAGGTGATGGATCAGAAGTAAACTTTACTACTACTTTTGATACTAATTTAGTTTTTGAAAGTTATGACCCTAATGATATAAATTATACTTTAAACAACTTTAAAATATATACTAGCCCAAGCGGCTTACCAGGTTCTTGGGACGAGTATACTTCTGAGTATTCTGTAAAAAATAATATTATAACATTTGTAACAGCTCCAGATGATTTAGACTTTATTGTTGTTCAACTAAAAAAATTAGACGGTGGAAACTACGCTAACACGCCAAGTGAAGAAGCTGTAGGTGATACTGTTGAAGACAACTACGGTAGTTATAGTTATATAACATTGAACGATGTTATAGATAACTTTATGGTTGGTTATGTCGGTGATGGAAAAATTATACAGAAAGCTAAAAAATCAGATGTATTATTTTTTGCTAAAAGATCTCTACAAGAATTTAGCTATGACACGCTTAAAAGCATACACTCTCAAGAGCTTACAATACCAGCTAGTTTAAATATAGTTTTACCTCAAGATTACGTTAATTATGTTAAAGTATCTTGGATTGATCAGTATGGTGTAAAAAGACCTATATTTCCTACAAACAACTTAACAACCATACCTTACAATACACCTATACAAGATAATAAAGGTATTCCAACTCAAGATAACTTTGGTGAAAATATAGAAGGTACTTCTATAACGAAAGAAAGGTTTGACAGTATGAACACTGAAATTCTAAATAATGATTTTGATTTAGATGACTGGGCATATTTTAGCGAAGCATATGGTTACAATGGCAATTGGAACTTAGGTCAGTTTTACGGAACAGACCCGCAGTACGCCAACGTTAATGGCTATTTCACAATAGATGAAAGAGAGGGTAAGATGTCTTTTTCTAGTGATTTAGTAGATAAATTAATTGTTTTAGAGTATATATCTGATGGCTTAGCTTACGATAAGGATACTAAAGTGCCTAAGCTTGCAGAAGAAGCTCTATATGCTTCTATACTACATTACATTGTATCTACTAGAGCAAATCAACCAGAGTATTTAGTACAAAGATTAAGAAGAGATAAAAGCTCTAAACTAAGAAATGCTAAAATTAGATTATCTAACATTAAACTTACTGAAATAGTTCAAGTTATGCGAGGTAAATCTAAATGGATAAAACACTAAAATTAAATGGCAGAAGTTAAAAATAGTTTCATCAAGTCTAAAATGAATCAAGACCTTGATGAAAGATTAATACCTAACGGAGAGTATAGAGAAGCTTTTAATGTTTCTGTGAATAAATCAGTTAGTGACAATGTTGGTACTTTGCAAACTGTGCTTGGTAACGAAAGCTTAATAGACTTTGATACATTGCTAAGTAAGTCTGGTTTAGAAGTTATAGGAGTTTACTCTGACGATGTTAGTGGTATTATATATTCTTTTTTAACTAACAACACTCGCTCTGAGTACGTGCCAACAGGTGCTGTTGATACTATAACACTAACAAGTGGAGGAACTGGATATGATGCAACTCCAGCGACTGGACAAACTTCTACAACAGGTGGTGGTACTGGCTTGGTTGTATCTGTGCAAGAAACAGGTGGTATTATAAATACTGTTAATATAGTGAGGTTTGGATCTGGATATAACATTGGAGATACTGTAACTATTTTAGGAGGTAATGCCGACGCTACAATAAATATTGATTCTATATTACCTTCTTGGGGCGCTATAGTTTCTTTTAACACTCAAACACAATCAACTAAAGTAATTGCTGAAGGAACTTGGTTGAACTTTTCTATATTAAATCCTATAACCGGTATAAGTTTGCTTGAAGAATTATTGTTTTTTACTGACAATAGAAATCAACCTAGAAAAATAAACATAAACAGAGATAGTACGTATTACACTACAGAAGATCAATTGTCTGTGGCTAAGTATTATCCTTTTGAATCAATAGAGCTGTATCAACCTAGTGATCTAACTAGTGCTGTAATCGCAAGTGATACAACTTCATCAGCTGTAAATAACTCAACAACAATACCGCTTACTACAGGATCTGCAAACATAAAAGTTAGTCAAGGTGTTATTGGTGCTGAAGTCGGGCAAAATGTTTTTGTTACGGATATAACAAATCTACCGACAAGCATAGAAGTTAATACACCTCAAACATTAACATCTGGAGCTTCTTTAGATTTTGTATATCCTGAAACTACAATGCAAGATGCTATAAATGAAGACTTAGGACCTTCGGCTACAGCTAATGTAAAAAGTGTTATAAGCTCAACAACTTTTGAAATAGCAACCGCTAGCTTTTTAGGAGCATTACCTTTAATAGGTCAAGATATATACTTACAACTACCTAATGGTAATTTTCAAGATTTAGGTATTTCAGTTATAAACGTTTCGACTGGATCTGCTGTTTTAACTATAGAGGCTAGTGGTGCTCTTCCAGCAGGATTAGCGCCTAAAGATGTTGTTAAATTTGCTATAGAAAACCCTTATTATGATCAAGACTTTGCTACTAAAGCTAACTTAGATTACTTAGAAGATAAGTTTGTTAGATTTTCATATAGATTTAAGTTTGATGATGGAGAGTATTCTTTAATAGCTCCTTTTACTCAACCATGTTTTATACCTAAGCAAGATGGTTATTTCTTAAAACAACAAGTTGGTGAAGATATTGTAACTGATGAAGAAAAAGCTTTTAGAAGTACAGAGGTTGAATTTATGGAAAATAAAGTCAATAAGATACTTTTAAATATACCTTTACCATATACAGCTAATAAATTAGGAAGTGACTTAAAAGTTACAGAAATAGACGTACTTTATAAAGAATCTGATAAGTTAGCTATAAAAGTAGTTGATACTATACCTTTAACTAATAACGTAACAGGTGACAGTGAATACTATCAATATGAGTACGGATCTAAAGCACCGTTTAAAACTTTACCAGAAAGCGAAAGCACTAGAGTGTTCGATAAAGTACCTGTAAAAGCGTTGTCACAAGAAGTATCTAGTAATAGAGTTATTTATGGTAATTACCAAGACAAGCATACTCCACCTCAGTTCTTAGATTACATATTAGGTGCTACTGAAAAAAGCCCTTTTTACACTAGTGAATATAAAAGTATAACTAAAAGCAGTAAAGTAGAATATCCAAATGCTACATTAAAGCAAAATAGAAGTTACGAGGTTGGTATAGTTTTAGCAGATAGATTTGGTAGACAATCTACACCTATATTTTCAAGAACACAATTATCAGGTTCACCTAGCTTTTTAAGTTCAACAGTGTTTTCAGATTATAAAACACAGTTTGATTCACCTGCTAATCTATCTAATTTTGACGGTAATTCTTTAAAAATACAATTTAACCAAACAATAAACGGTAGTTACGCTGGAAGCCCGCTATTATACAATGGAGATCCTGATTCACAATATTATAATCCACTTGGCTGGTATTCTTATAAAGTAGTTGTAAAGCAAACTCAACAAGAATATTACAATGCTTATGTGCCTACAGCTATGGCAGCATATCCATTAGATTCAGCTAAAGAATTAGGTACTACATCTCATATATTATTATTTAATGATAATATAAATAAAATACCTAGAGACTTAACAGAGGTTGGTCCTGCTCAAAGAGAATTTAGAAGCAGCGTAAGAATGTTTGGTAGAGTTACTAATTACTTAGAAGAGTTGCCAGCTAATCCAGATGATTTAGCGACTAATGTACAGTTTTATCCTGAAAAAACAGCTGATATAAGTACAAATGTAGCTACTATTAAAGATCTTTTTGATTATAAGCAGTTTCCAGATTCTAGCAATAGTGATTATTTATTTTATAATTTTGACATTGATAATACATCAAGCACTACTGAAACTTTAGTTGCAGACTCTAGTTCATTAGTAGCTAAAGTAAGTACACAGAAACAATTTGGGGCGCAAATACCTTCAACTGGATTTTATCAAAACGGTCCATTTTTAAATGTTTATGAAATAGAACCAGTGGTATCTTTGTTAGATATTTATTGGGAAACATCGACATCTGGAACAATAAGTGATTTAAATCAAGCTATAAACGCATCAGGACCAACATCATTTGATAGAATAGATGATTGGAACTGGTATTTAAGAGAAGATAACGACGGCACTGATAATCCTGTTAGCTTTTTCAAACCAGTAAAACTAGATGGTACTCAATTTGCTAATCCAGAACTTACAACTGGATCTATAGTAAGCATAGTAGATGGAGCTGGCAATAGTTCTAATGCTAATGGCTTTCTTTATTACGATTCTGTAACACCGGCGAATGGTATATTTAACATAGAGAGCAATTTAAATGGTACTTTTAATATTATATTAAACTCCCCAGGTGGTGACGTTGGATTAGTTTATAACGACACTACGCCAACAGATCCTAATAATTATACTATTGAAATGAGTTTTGACCACCCTGCTGCTAGTGGTGCTACGACTTTAACTCAAACAGGTAGTTTTTGTCCTTTAACGAACGCTTTACCAGAAATAACAAATTGTAGTGGAAGTGAAACTATAAACCAAGGTCAAACTGGAGTTATATACACTTACCAAGGTGTTAACGGATCTAGTACCGCATCTGGATCTCCAGCTTTAAACCAGTTAGGTTTAACTTTTCTAATATACAGTGTTTTTAAAAACACATCTAGTGGTCCTGTAGACGTAACTAGCAATCCTTCACTTAATCCGTTTACGTTAAACGCTAACACAGGTGAAATGACATTTATAGAGTCAATAGCGAGAGGAAACAGCTATGGTGTTCAGGTTAGAGCTTATGACTACGAAGGTGTTCAGCCAAGTACGGCTGGAATATGTGAAACAACTTATAGTTTTATAGTTTTAGAACAAGCGACTTTTTCTGGTAATACAACTGTGTTTAGTAGAAATGAAGTTGGAGGTATATACGAAGGTGGTCAGCCTGCTACAATAGAAACCGGCCAAATTCAAATTACTGGCTATCCACAAGGAGATCCAAACGAAACTATATTTGAATTTAAAACTACAATACAGTTATCAGTAGCTGGTTTTGCAAACTGGACTAATCAAATTGGTACAGCTGAATTAACGATAGGAACAACATCTAGTCAATTTGACCCCGTAGACACTGTTAGCGTAATAGTGTCTCCTGCGGTGAATTTACCATCAGGCTCTGCGCCACAACCATCTATACCCCAACAATCAGCAGGTATAACAAGATATACTGGAACATATTATTATAAAATTACTGCTTCTAATCCAGTTGATGGATCAGCAACAAGTAGTAATTATGTTCAAGCTAACACGAGTCTTCCACCTGGAGTGCTATTACCATAAATAATTAAATAAACAAGTGATAATAATATAATGGCAGCTACTATAGAAGTTAAATATTTTAACAGTTTTGTTTTAAAGAAACAGCCGGAGAACAATTCAGATGAGTTAATCTGGAATGGTTCTTTTGGTATACCTCAACCTTCTGGTGGTTTTAGAAGAACGTCTAATATAGATAATGATAAAACCTGGATAATTGAAGAAGCTAGAATTAGAGGCGGTTATAACAACACTTCTACAGATTATGGCGTTAGAGCTTATTTAGTTGAAGATGAGCCAAATGCTAATTTTAGGTTTAACTCTATGATATACTCAGGTATATACAACTCTAGAACTGGCATAAATCAAACCAACGTATTTAGTGTTGGTGAAGAAATAACTAAAAGCTTAGACCCAGCTAATGGTTCAATACAAAAATTATACGCTGAAGATACTAACTTAATTATATTTCAAGAATCTAAAGTTAGTAGAGCATTGATAGATAAAGATGCTATATATTCAGCTGAAGGTGGAGGCTTGCCTGTTAGTTCTTTTAGAACTGTGATTGGGCAAATAGTACCTTACGGTGGAAACTACGGTATTGGTAAACATCCTGAGAGCTTTGCGGTGTATGGTTATAATAAATACTTTGTAGATTCAAATCAAGGTGTTGTATTAAGGTTAAGCGGTAACAGCGGTATAGATGAAATATCATCAGCAGGCTTAACATCTTTCTTTAGAAATAATATAATAAGTGTTGATTCTAATACTTTTGACAGTGGTAAGCTTATAGGTGGTTGGGACATGTACAATAAAGAATATACTTTATCAATACAACCATCAAATCCAAGTTTAACATATAAAACACTTTCTTTTGATGAAAGAACAAAAGGTTGGGTTAGTTTTTACAACTTTAAACCAAGTCAAATATTTAGTGTTAAAAATAGAACATACACAAACAACGGAAGTAGTTTATGGCTTCATGATTCAAGCAGTGTTAATCACGGGTCTTTTTATGGAACAACATATCCTTCATCTGTTAAGTTTGTAATGAATCCTCAACCAAGCACTCAAAAAGTGTTTAACACAGTTGCTTACGAAGGATCTAACGGCTGGGAAATAACTAGTTATCAATCAGATAGAACTGGAGCTGGTACATCAGCTGGAACTGGTATATCTGCTTTTGATCAAACAGCTACTGTATTAAGCTTTGTTGAAGGTGCTTATGATTCTGCTGTACCACCAAATACTGGCGCTGCAGCTACTGTTCAACCAATATTTAGAGCAGGTTTTGATAGAAAAGAAAATAAGTATTGTGCTAATTTAATTAACAATACTCAAGTAAACTTTGCTACACAAGGAGCAATTGGTGGTGAAGTTATATATGGAGATCAAATTTCTGGTATTAAAGGATTTACTACTTTAGTAACAATACAAACAGACAGTGTTACAGATGTTGGTGGATTCAAAGAGTTATTTGTAGTATCATCAAATTATACATATTCAAGTGGATATTAAAATTAAAAATATAAAATTATGCCAATAGCATCAGTAATAGGCGCAGCCGCTAATATAGCGGGTGGTTTATTTGGGGCTAGTAAAGCTAAAAAAGCAGCTAGGCGAGCAGCTGCAGAAAGAGCTAGACTAGAAACTAAATTAAATAGCTTAGAAAAAAACAGACAAGAGATTGTTAACCCTTACGCCGGTGTAACTAGCTTAGCTAGTTTGGCAACAGATTTATCTAGTCAAATTTCTAATCCTTTTTCAAATTTAAGCGTAGCTACTCAAGCAGCTGAAATGCAAATAGAACAATCTGATATATCTTTGGCTAATACTTTAGATACGTTAAGAGCTACTGGCGCAGGAGCTGGTGGTGCAACTGCTTTAGCTAACGCTGCCTTAAAAAGCAAACAAAATGTTGCTGCTAGTATTGAATCTCAAGAAGCTCAAAATGAAAAATTAAGAGCACAAGGTGAACAAGCTATGGAAGCTGCTCAAGTTGCACAACAGGCTAGATTACAAGATATACAAATATCTGAAGGTGGTAGAGCTCAAACAGCACAAGCTCAAGGTGAAGCTATTAAAATGCAAATGACAGAAACTAGAGAACAAGATCAAGTTGATTACGTTAGAGAGCAACTAGCAGGCGCAGCCGCTGCTCAAGCACAAGCTGAAGCAGATCAAACATCTGGCATAATGGGTGCTATTGGAGGAATTGGTAATTTAGCTGGTTCAGTATTTGGAGCTGGTGGTAGTGGGTCAGCTTCAGCATCAACACCTTAAATAATAATTTATAATGGAGAATAAAAATATAGTCAATAATACTATTATAAAGCAAATAAACGAAAGTAATGCTTTAGCTTTTAATAAGGATTTTGTTTCTAAAGGTCATGATGTAAATTTTGATGTTCTTGGTAAAGCTTTTAAAAATACTGGTGAAATATATGCTAAACTTAAAATAGCTATAGAAAATAACACATGTGTATCTGAGAACTGCCAGTATGAGCGTGAACAGTTAAAAAGATTAAGCGATGCTCCTAGAGAAGCTTTAAATTTTTTAGAATTACTAATTTCTCAAACTGAAACAACTGAAGATTCAAATTTTGACCCTAACAACAATTACGAATACAATGTAGTTAATTGTATATTTAAAGAAAGGCCTGGTTTTTCTAAAAGTGATGGTTATGATATGGTTATGAATTTATTAGAAGACGGATCTCAAGAATTGATTTTTATTGGACCAATGTTTGAGAAACCTCTAGTTATAAACAGTGTAGCATTGGCTCTTTTAAACGAATCAGGAACAACGTTAGTTTCAGAAACACCTAACATAACTGACGAAATGATGGTTTTACTAACAAAAGTTGGGTTATTTGATCCAAGTGATATTTTAGAAGATGGTACATTGTCTCCCACGGCTGTTATAGCTGATGAGTTTATATTAAAAAATCCAGACGGTTCTTATGACTATGAAATTATAGATATAGGTAATGGAAAAGGTAGAAATATTCTTAAGTTTGATTTGGATAAAATTAATAAAAAATCAAGTCCATTTATAGAAGCTGAAATAGGCGCTTTAGTAAGCATAGAGCAAGAAGCTATAGCAGCATGGAATGTTTATTTATCAGAAGGAGATTTTTGGTCTTATGAAGAAAATCTTCCATTAGACATAAGTAAAAAAGAATTATTTGGAAAAAAATATAAAGATTATTTTTTCAATAACTACTTAATTCCATTTACAACAAACCAACTACCCACTGTCGCAGAGGACGCTGCTATTTTTGATATAGCAGAAGGTAGAAAAGCAAAAGCACAAAAATTTTTACAAGATAATAATTTAAATTAAATTAAATGACTTTAGAAGAAAAAATCATTGAACTGCAAAGCGTTAATCCTCCACTTTCTAGAGAGGAAATAATAGCTGAAGTTGAAAAATTTAAAGCTTCTCAACCAAAGGTTGGTATTGATAGTTTTGCCGAAGAGGCAGCAAAGAAACAGGGTGTTGTAGAACAAACGGATGCAACTGTAACACCCGATCAAACGCCGGAGGCATCCGAGAGCGAAGATACGGTTTCTCAATCGGATCAGCCTTTATCGGCATCACTGTCGCAGCAGGTTAGTGATTTTAGTAGAAAAATTCAATCTAAACCTGTAGACAAAACTAAAGTAATTAACGATTATTTACAAAAAGAATACGAGGGCGTACCAAAGATAGATGAAGTAGTAACAGCTAACGATTACCAATATAAATATCAAGCCGATGTAGACGAAGAGGGTAATTTAGATATGCAGGTTTTATATAAAGGACCTGAAGATGAGGGCTTTATTAATGCTAGTGAAAAAGCTAGAAACAATCCTAAAAACATTAAACTACAAAACGCTGAGGCATCTATATTGTCTCAGTTAGGTTTTTTACCAGAAGAAATAAAAGAGCAGGCTGTTGCTCAGCTTCAACCACAGCAAGCTCAACCTCAAGATTTTGATCCAAATAGAGAAGGTGCGCAGTCTTTTGATGATGTATTGTTTTACGATTATCTTACTAGAGAAACTAGAAGAGAAGCTGAAATAAGTTCATTGGGAGTTAAATTAGCTGAAGCTGATGTAGAAAAAGCACAAACTAGACTTGATGAGATAAGAAAAAAATATCCTGACGCTGATAAATATATAGAAGAGTTAAGAAAGCAAAAAGGTAACTACGAGTTAGAAAAAGCAAAAATACAAGAAAAAATAAATAATCTTCCAGCTGGAGAAGTAAAAAAATTAAAACAATATCAGCAAGAATTATCTGATTTAGAAGAAAAATATTCTGATGTTTCTTTACTTGAAGGCGCGAGTTTAAGAATAGACATAGATAAAAAATTATCTGATTTAGAATCTGAAATATCTACTAGAGCTTATGAATCTTCTATAATAAAAGAAGAAGAAGAACCTAGCTATTTAAATCTACTTGGCGAAAAAATAAGATCAAATATACCTTCAGTTGATATTGCTGGGATATCAGATCCTGGAAGTAGAGCTGTCGCTACATTTGTAGCTGATGCTTTAGATCCAACGAATGTTGAAGCTCAAACTCAATTAGATTTTTATAATCAAGCTAAAGCCGCTTATGCTAAAGAAAAAAATATAGACATATCTGAAGTAACCAATGAAATGGTTCAAGATGAAGTTATAGACATGTATATTAAAAAATATACAGAAGAAGAAAAATCTAAGCTTTATGAAGATATAGGTGACAAAGAATTAATTGAAAGTGATTTTGTTCTTTCTACAGTTTTAGGTGTTAAAAGTTTTGAAGATTTATTTGGCGACACAACTCAAGAAAAAAGAGAAGAATTAATAGCAGCTGTTAAAAATTTAGATTTAAAAAAAGAAACAGCTAAAATATACTTAGGAAGAGAAGCTGTTGCTTTTGATACAATGAAAAAAACTGGCTTAGCTTTAACAACATATTCTACAGAAGAAGAAGCTGCAGCTGCTAGAGAAAAAATTAGACTTTTAAATTTAGATATTAACGCTAATTATAATATAGTTGAAAAATCTTTTGACAGTATTAGTGAAAAAACTAAAACAACTGAAGACGCTGAACTATTTAATGATTTATATTCTAGAAACTACGGTTGGTTAACAAACACAGCTGGCTCAATAGCCACGTCAACTGTAGATTTATTCGTTAATGGGCTATTAGAGCAGGCTACAAGATTGGGTGTAACTGATTTTGTTTTAGCAGCTAATCCTTTTACGCCTAATCCAATTTTAGCTAAAAAACTTGGTGTGCCAACACAGGGTAGAATTGCTACTGAAAAAATAATCAATAGTACCGATGGTTTTATTCAAGCTATAAACCAAGAAATGGCCGTGCCTAAAGAGTTTAGTAAACTTGAAAGTGGTCAAGATTGGGCTAGATGGTTAGGAACAAGTTTTGGCCAGCAAGTGCCTATATATGCTGTGTTAAGTATGACTGGAGGAACTGGGCTTGGTTTAATAGCTGCAGCCACGTCTGGTAATAAGTTTAGAGAAATGCAGGAAGAAATAGATCTTGGTACTTCCGATTATAATATTTATCAGATGTATGCTGCAGCTACTTTAACAGGTGTTTCAGCAGCAGCAACAGAATACGTAACACAAGGTATGTTAAAAAGGCTTGATTTCGCCTATAAAAACTTACCTGGATTTAAAACCGGCTTTAATGAAACAATGAAAGGCTTTTTAAGTAGCGCTGGACGTTGGGCTAGAGACATGGGTGAAGAAATACCTAGTGAAATGCTTGACAACCTTGTAGGTAATATAGCTGATAGATATATTCTTGGTAAAAAAGACGTCAACCTTTTTGACAACATGGCAGAAACAGCTTTTAGCACTCTCTGGACAGCTGGTGTTGCTATTAGAATGCCATTAATTGGAAAACAATTAGTAGCACCGTTTAGAAGTAAACAATCTTATCAAGTTGTTGGCGAAAACACATCAAGAATAAAATATTTAACCAACAAGCTTAATACTGATAAAAATCTAGATGTTTCAGCGGTTAATGATATTAAAGACGAAATAAATCAACTTGAGGTTGAAAACATGAAAGCATTAAAAGTCGAGTTCGATCGTCTTGACAAAATGACTAGTGCTGAGAAAAAAGTTTTATTAGAAAATAAAGCTAAAGAATATGAAGTAAAAAGAGATATTCAATCTATATTAAATAATAAATCTATAGATGAAAAAACTAAAAAAACTCTTTTAGAATCAAAAAACAAACAACTTTATAATATAGGCACTTCGTCCGCTAATGTATTAGCTAAATATGTTCTTGAAGAAAACAAACAAAAGAACATGCCTAAAGTTGAAAAAGACATTGAAACTGTTAAGAAGTTTGCTGGTGAAGACAACGTCACAGTAATAGACACAGAAGAAGAGTTCGCTGAAAGAACTGGAAAACCAAAAGACTCTGATGCTTTTATAGATGAGAAAACTGGTCAAATATTTATAAACAAATCTTGGGCAGCTAAAGTTAATGCTGTTACAGCTGCTAACCACGAGTTATTTCATAAGATTGTTAGAGCTAAAATGAGTTCTGATCCAGCAGCTGCGGTTCAACTTGTTGAAGATTTTAAAAATATTTTAAGCGATAAAGAACTATCAATAGTGCAAAAGCGTATTGATGATAACTATCGTTACGTTAGAGATGAAAATGGCGTAATACAAAAAGACAGCGAAGGTAATCCTATAGAAAATGATATATCTGAATATGCTGAAGAGTATTTAACAGCATACTCTGATGCTATAGGTAAAGGGGAAATAACTTGGTCTGACAATTTAAGTGAAAGCTTTTTGAGGTTAGGTAAAAAACTTATAAACTTTCTTAAAGGTAAAGGCTTTGATCAAATAGAGTTTGAGACTGGTAGAGATGTTTATAACTTTATAAGAGACTATCAAGCGAATATACAAAAAGGCAAGTTAACTGAAGCTGGTCAAAAAATGCTTACTGAGTCTGAGCAGTTTATAGCTGATAGAGATAAAAAAGCTCAAGCTAAAGGTGGTAAACTATCAATAACTAAAAGAGGTCAAGAGTTTATAGATTTAACAAAAGAAGGTGTATATAATAATGAAGATTTAGTTAACATTATTAACTCTCCATCTTCAAATCAAACTGATAGGTTTGGAGCTATGGATGCTGTAGTTGAAAACAACTGGCCTGTCATTAGCAAAGGCCTCAAGTTTAATCCAACAGGTAGTATACCTATGGATGCTATTAAAACAGCTGTAACAGAGCAAATGCAAGGTATATTTCCAGGTAGAAACAAAGAACTGTTAGCTGATTTTAATGCTGATACAGCTCAGGTTAATACATATCTTGGATCTTTAATGCGTCAGCGTCAAGCTGAGATACTAGAAAGAGCTAAACAAATAGGTGGCGTAACACAAGAAGGCACTAGTATTGATTCAGAAGCCGCTAGACAAGTTGCCGCTAAAGCTCCAACTACAACAACCACAAAAGAAGCTAAAGTTGCTAAAAAACCTACTGAGACAGTAGAGTTTTCACAAGCACAAATAGAAAAAATCGGCGCTAAAGATAAGAGCGAAGTTGAAACTAGAATAACAGAAGCTACAACACAAGCTTTTGAAGGTAAAGATATAACTAGATACGGCGAGACTAGAAACGTACCAAAAGCTGTTGCTGATATATACGCTAATATGTTTGGTTTAAACCCTCAGACTATAACTGATAAAACTAGAAACTATCAGAAAACAGACTCCGAGGGGTTGACAACAGCTAAACAGTTTTTACTTAAAAATGCTGCTAATGACTTTTCTAGATTACCTAAAACTAAAGACGGTTTTGGTAAAGGCACTTTCTTGCCTAGAAACGTAATGAACGCTTTATATACAAACGGCAAGCTTACAGGTACTTTAAAAGATTATATGGATCTTATTAGACAAAAGCCTGTTAAGCCAATATATAGAGATGCTGTTGGTCAAACAATACGTGGTTTATTAAACACTCATATTAGAAACCGCATGTTTGAAACTTTAGTACCTACAACACCCGAAAGACTTCGTGGCGGCGCTAAGTTTAGTATAACACAAAAAGCTAAAGCTGTTGAAGATATAAACATATTTATAGAAAATCAAGCTTTTGAAAAAGTTTCAGACGAATTAGCTGCAGAAAATAAAAGATGGAGTTATATCGCTAAAAAGGCTGGCGTAGATTTTATAAGTTCTAAAAAACCAGAAGATGTTAAAAGAATGCAAGAATGGGTTGTTAACGTATTAGCGCCTAGAGTTCCAAGATCTTTTTTCACTAACGGGACTTTTGCTAACGCAGGCGCGAGCGCTGCTGAAAGAAACTTCTTTTTTACTTCTGGTTTAATAAAAAAAGATGGCACGTTAGGTGAGCTAGGTATTTTACTGAAAGATGCTGTTTTTGCTAAAGAAAATGAAAATATAAATAAAGCTGTTACTAGACAAACCTATGTCACTGGCGGCAGACAAGGTAAAGTAAGTGAAAGATTTATAAATAAATTTAACAGCGAACAGTTTAAAAAAGAACAACAAGCTAAACTTCAGGGTCTTAAAGATGTATTTAAAGTTTTTGAAACTTTAATGAAAGAAGATAAAAATAATATTTCATTTGTAATAGCTTTACTATCTAGTACAAGCCAAGGAATGAATCATTTTGTCAGAACATCTGCGCCTATAAAGTTTTATTCTAAAGATGTTTCTAGCGGTATAGTAGAAGAACATACAATGCCAGCAAGTTTAGTTGCTAAATATTTATTTAATTCTGCTTTTGCTGGAACATTAAATAAAGATTTTAAAGGTATTGAAAAAAATTATTTTCAAGGTGCTTTAGCTTTAGCTGATGATAAAAAATTAAAAGGTAAAAAGCCAAACGGTAAACCTTTTAATTATATAGCTATGACCCCTGAAGGTTGGAATATAAGTGACAATATTTGGGCTAGATACTTTAATATAAATGTTGCAAACACTAGAGGTGGTATAGATCCTAGTAATATAGTTTTGTCTACAGGTAAAACAGTTTTCGAAACATTTAGTATAACACCAAGTGGTTTAAAACTTAACGAACAAGGTATTAAAGACGTGCCTAAAGTTGAAAAAGCTTTAGACGCTGTTTTACCTAAAACTTTTGAAAGTAAGACTAGAAAAACTGCTCAACAAAATATATATGATCAAGGTGTTTTCGATAATGCTTTAAATGAAGCTAGAAAACCTGATGCTCCGGTTAAAAAGATTAGAGTATTTGACTTTGACGATACGCTAGCTAGATCAAAAAGCAAGGTGTTGTATACTGTACCAAACGTTGAAGGTGGGTTTAGTGAAGGCTCTACAAAGCTAAAAGCTATATTTATGGTTGGTGGTCCTGGCGCTGGTAAAACAAACGTTGGCAAAGGATTACAACTCGGTAGACGTGGTTATAAAGTTGTTAATCAAGATATAGCGTTAGAAGCTATGAAAGCTGAATCAGGTTTACCAGCTAAAGAATCTG